CACGATAGCTTCAGGTCGAAGTATCTTTCTGCCATACAAATGCATACCACGAACAATATCAGCGAAACTGTCAGGGTCTCTGTAAGTTTCTGTCTTATTAATTTGTTCAGCAGTAGCTACTGAAGAACTGTGTCCTGCAACAATAATTCCAAAGTTAGAATTTTGGTTTGCTGAACCTGAAGTTCCCGGACCTGTTCCAACTGCAGGTAAGTTATTTGATGAGTAAACATCAAAGCCATGCAACTTGCCTACGGAAAGTCCTGATCTTAATCCACCTGATTCACCAAAGTCTGCGTTAAGAAGTCTTGAGTCTTCATCTTTCAGAACTTCGATAAAAGTTGGATGTAACACAAGCCATCTACCATCAGAGTCTACAAATTGTGTATCTAATAGTCTGCCCATTCTTGCAATAACTTGCAATGGTGTAGCAGTAGCAGTTGCTTGTGCAGTAGCACCCGGCATACGTGGTGCGATTGGGATAGAGTGGTCTCCAGCACTTGATGTAGTGATGTTACCAAAACTATCTTTTCTCAACTTCATGCTTGTTAGCAATTCATCAGAACCTGCAGTTGATACAGCTTTTGTACCATTTACAGTTGAGTTTGCTGAACTCGCTACGGAGTTGATTGAGGATTGTGCAAATCCTGATAAATAACCAAGAACTTCTTGGTCATATTGGTCTTTTAGTCTGTAACCTGCTCTGTCACTTGCGAGTTGAGAGAAGTTTACGTGACTATGTGCTTCCTCTATGTCATCAATCTTAAAAGCATAATAGTTTGCTTGATCAATAACTAAGCTGAAGTCTTCGTCATCAAGGTCTTGTGGTTGAATCATTGTACCACGAGCATATTCCTTGACTGTGATTTCTGGTTCTTTAATAATCTTAACAGTATCACCCATCGCTGAAATTTCACCAAAGTAATCAGAATTAGTAATGCTTTCTACAACAGAACTTTTTCTGAATGCTAGTTGAACTTGTTTCGAGTATATTACAGGTGAGAAGTTACCATTAGGTAGATTACCATATCCAGCAGCCGTTTTGAACGCCATAGTAGTTTCTCCTTTTTTACTACTTACAAATGCAAAATATTTAGTTTATTTGAGGTCTATTGTTCAAAGGTGCAACTCTATTGTACGGACAAAGTTGGGCTTTTACTTGACAGAGTAGGTCTAATAGTCTTTATATTTGCGAAAAAACACAATTAAGATATTAATTGCATTTATATACTATAGTTATACACATAAATTATTGTTTGTCAACAATTTTATCTAGCAGAACCTGTTAAATCATAAATAAATTTACCACTTCTTATAGCTTCCATTATTTTTTCTTGATTTTTTTCATATTGTTCAGCAGACATTTTTTCTACTTGTGACTCTCTAAAGTAATTTTTAGACTCGTCAACATTAGGTTCTGTGCTATTGTTTCTTGTTTTTACAACTTTTGCAGCATCATTTTTAACATCACTTGATTTTTTTGTGATATTTTTATCTGCTTTGTATAAATCAATTGCTCTAGCAGCAGATCGTGCATCGCTATCATTATCATACAAGGCATCTTGAATCCATTTAGGTTGTTCATCTGCCCATTCGTGAAACTCATCACTGTCTCTTATATCACCAAAGTCAGGATGTAATCTCATTAATTCTGCTTCAGCTTTTTCTTTTGTTGCATTTAATTGCAACTCATTAATGCTTTTTACTTTTTCTTCTAATTGTTTAGAAGTTTCTTTTGCTTTTTTTATAGCTATTGTTTCAACAATTGCAGCAACATCTGGATATTCTTTTACCCATGACTCTAATTCTTCTTCTGTTTTAGGTAATTTTATTTCTTTTTTAGTTGCTTCAGATAGTTGTTTAGATAACTCTTCTATTTTAACTTGTAGTTCTTTTTCTTTTTGTTGAGAGTGTCTTCTTAAATCACCATATCTTTTTTTAAAAGTTTTTTCTTCAGCGTTTTTAGGTTCTTCTTCTTTTTCTTTATCTTCTTCTTTTGGTTCAGGTTCTTTCTCCTGTTCCATAAGTTTTTTTAGTTCTTCCTCGTCTTTTTTTATTCTCTCTTCTACGTTAGAAGGTTTACTCATAAATGCAACTTTTTTAGGTGTTGCTTCCTGTACAATAGCTTCAGCCATTTTTTTCTCCTTGGGGTTATCGTAGCCAATTAGTTGGGGGATAAGTAGCCATCAATGTAGGTTATTTTTTAGAAGCTAACCCACCACGCTTCATAACTTTTTTCTTTTTAGGTTTTTTAGATGCTAAACCACCTGTGTTAAAAGCATCACTATATCCTTTGGAAGTAGTAAATCCTGCATCTCCTGCAGATGTTCCACCACCACTAGGTCTATTAGGTCTATCATCCTTTACAACTACAGGTCTATCATTTACTTTTACAATATTTCCTTTAGTGTCTGTAGTTAATTTACCACCTTTAAATGTTGTTCCTTGATCTGTTTTAATTACATTAGGTATAGAAGAACCTGAAGCATCTGCTGTCTGTGCAATTTGAGACTGACTTGCAATTTGATTTGCTAGGTTACTTATTTTATCATCTTTATTTTTTATTTCTTGATCTTTAGAATTTACTTGTTGTTGTAATCTTTCTTTTTCACCTTGTAAATTACTTATTTGTTCTTTTAAAGCAGTCTCTGATGTCTTATAATCTTCTATTACAGTCTCTTTATCTTTTACATCACCTGTTAAATTAGCAATTTCAGTGTCAAGTGCTTTTATTTTATTGTTAGAGTCTTCAATTATATCTTTTTTTTGATCTTCTAATTTGTAAATTGTAAGGTCTTGTTCTGATATAGTTTCACCAGCATCTTCTAATTCTTTGGTATACGAAGCTATTTGTTGATCTAATTTTTTTAGTTGTCTTTCTCTATCTCTTTCTATTCTTGCTTTTGCAGCTTTTGCTTGTCTAAGAGAAACGACATCTGATCCTACAGCTTTTGCATCACTTATATCAACTTTTGGAACTGTTGCATCTACATTTGTTAAACCTAATGTACTTACATCTTTAGGTTTAGATATAGGCATTGGTACACTTGCACCTGCTTGTTTGTTTCTATTTATAGCATTTGTTATAGGACCAAACTCTTCTCCCGGAATTGGTAAGTTATTAAATAAAAATCCCGGAACTTTAAATTTTCCTACTTTAACATTTCCACCTTTTATCCAATCTATTATTTCTTGCTCTGTACTCATACCTGCCTGAACAGCTTGTTGAACAGCGTTGTCTAAACTTCTGTCTCTTCTTTCTTTATCTTCTTTAGCAGTCTGTAGTTCTTTTTCTCTATCTTTATCTTCTTTAACTTCTTCTACAGCTTCTTCTTCTTTTGGTTTTTTATCATCGTCATCATCATCACTTGGAGGAGTATATTCGTATCCTTTGTCTGTTAAATCTGTAACAATATCTTTATATGGTGGTAATGGTTCGCCATCTTTAAATGGTATGTAACGTATTTCACCATTAGGTCCTACAAATTTTCTTAACTCATCATATTTACCAAAAGACCCACCACCAACTAAATCTTGAAAAGATGCTTCATCATCTTCATCATCTTCTGTATCTGTAGGTTTACCAAATACTCCTGCTTCTTCATCTGCAACACCACCTTCAGAAAAATTAAGTCTACCATCTTCTTCAACATCTAAATCATCAAGTGTAAAAGGTATATCATCAGGTAATGTAGCTTCTTCTGAATTACCCATCTGACCCATTTCTTCCATACGTTTTAAACCTGCTTTAGCTTTTTGTCTCAACTTCATTAAAAAATCTAAACCTAAGTATCTAACTACATCAGCAGGAAATACAAACTCACCCTCACTTAATTGCGCAGGTATATCGTCTCGAACTTCTTTTTTAGTTGAACCTACAGGAACATCATTACCTGATATAGGGTCTTTTTCTCCACCCTCGTCTTTAAGTCCACCTTCGTCAAACATTTCCATTTGTTTTTTCATTTACAATATTCCTTATAAGTTTTAATCTACGTAATGCACCAATAGCACCTTGTGATCTATACATTATTGTACTGTTATCGGTTTGCTCTAATGCTTTTTGTTGTTGCTCAACTAAAGAATCAATATAACTACTGAATGCTTCCCATAGGTGGCTGTTGCTCACTAGGGGTTTGAGTTGGCTGATTAATTTCTTGTCCACTTGGTTTATTATCTCCTGTAAATCCTTGCTCTCCCGGAGTAGGTGCTTGACCCACTCCTATTGTTCCACCACCTGATCCTGTTGGGTCAGCTGGGTTTGCTCCCGCTGGTGGTTTTTGTTGTTGTTGTGCAGGTTGTTGAAAACCTTTCATTAGTTCTGCTTGTATTGCTGCATCATTCATATTATTAGTTACTTTTTCAGGGTCTAAGTCTAATGCTTTAGCTATTTCTCTAATAACATATTGAAATTTAGCAAAAGGTGCAAGAGCAGGATTACTTGCAACTTGTAAAAATTGCATTAGTCTTTGACTTCTTACTTCATTTGCCATAAGACTTTCTGTTCCTCGTGCTTTAACTTCTAAATCGCCTTTTATATCAGGGTTAAAATCAAACTGCATATTAAATCTAAATAAACCCTCACCTAAAGGTCTTAATAAATAGTCATCTACATTTTTAATAACAGTTTTTATACTGCCACTTGCAGCATTCATTAACATAGATATACCACTAGCAGTTCTACCTACACCAGTAATACCTGTTTGACCATAAGAAAATGAAGGTAAACCAGTTGACTCATCAGCCAATTGCCTTGCTTTATCAAACAACTGTAAATTTTCACCTGAAACATTTGGAAACTTTGTACCAAATATTGCTTGACCGGGAGCGCCGCCTTGTCTTCTAAATATTTTTCCCGGATATACAGATAAGTCTTGTCCCGGAACTAAATTTGTTTCATCTACTTCTATTAGCATATTACCTGATAATACTGCATTATCTACAGCCATTCTCATAAATCCATTCATTAGTGTTTGAGTATCATCCATATTTTCAGCTATACCAACACCAAAAAATGAATACGGATTTAATTCATATGGTGATGCCATATATGGTATTTTAGAAGGTTTAAATGGATTTAAAACCATTCTTAATAATTTACCATTACAAATCCATGAATTTATTTGTAACTCATCAAAATTTCTTAATTCTTTTGGTATATCTACACCTTGTTCCTCTAACATATCAGTATCACACATACCCCAATATTCAAGAACTTCATATCTTTCTATTCCATACTCAGGTGCATAATCAGATAAGTCATCTTCCCAAGATTCTTTTGTGTAATTTTCTCCTTCTTCTATAGCTTCCTCTATTGCAACATCTCTAAAATGTGGTCTACGTTTTAGACTACGTAATTGACTTCTTGACATTTTATGTCTTTCAATTACATATGTTGCTTCATCCATATTATTTGCATCAGGGTCTGGATAAAAATTCCACACAGATACATGATTTACTTGAGGTACAGTTTTAAATACGGGACTATATTCTCCTTGCTCATTCCAATTAGGATATTCTTTATCAACAGCAAAAGGTCCTTTCATTACACCAGTTCCAAATAAAGCCATTTCAAAAGCTGTACTTCTTAAATGTTTATTAGCACCTGATTCTTGTAATTGATCATGTATTTTCTTTTCCATACTTTTTGCTGCAACCATAGCAGGACTAAAAGTAACAGATGTTGGAGTAGTACCAGCACCCTCTTTTAAACCATCAATATCTTCTAGTTTATTTTTTAAAGGTCCTAATTTTTCTCTTAATGTTTTTTCTGTAGCACCTGCTGGTAGTTCTTTTCCATCTCCTGCAAAACCATAAGGTGATGTTAAATCTATTTCGTTTTTAAGTTGTTCAGGTTCTGCGGGATCAAAATGTACATCAGCAACTACACCTTCAGGTAATTCTGTAGGTTCAATATTTAACGGAAACTTATTATTAGCAAATAATACATCTACTATTTGACCATATGCTGCAAGAGTTTTAGTTTTTGTTGCTTTTATAAATACTCTAGATTTTTCTGCTTCTGTAAACTGTACGTCAGAACCATATAAACCTCTATAATTTCTATATGCTCTTAACCATCTAGTTTCATCATTTTCTCTGTATTTATCAGCACGATGATATTTTTCCATAATAAATGGTATTATACCTGATGAATCTGCTTCTATTGTTTCGCCATCTTCAAGTGCAATAGCATCATCTTCAATCATTATTTCTTCTTCTGCCATAATTTATCCTTTAATATCCAAATGTTGCATCTGCTACTGGCATACCTGTTGAAGGTCTACCATGTGGATCATAGTCAAATACACTAAATCGAGGTCTCGACATTATACCATAACGTAAAGCATCATATAAGTGGTCTTCTGCTTTTGTATCTACATCTTCAGGATTCTTTTTATCTAAAGGTATAGATGGTATTTGTGATATCATATTTACACAATTCTCAAAAAATACTAATCTAGGTTCTTCTGTAAATTCATCAACTTGTAATCTTCTATGTAATTCATTTTTACCTGCAACTCTAGAACCTCTACTTCTATCTGAAGGTCTCCAACGACAACCTCTAGAAATCATTTGTTCAGCGAGTGAAGGACCTGTATCACCTCGTTTATGCCACAAACTAGAGTCTAATACTCCATATTTTATATTGCCATCTTCAGCTTCTAAATCTAATATTTGATCTGCTAAATCCGTTGCCAAAACTTTTGAAACGTATAACTCACGATATACAATAAGTTGTTCAGCAGGTGAAACAGCAAACCAAACAACACCTGAATATGACCCATAACCATAGTCGCAAGACCTAAACTTAACCCAATTACTAGGTATATCAAATGGTTCAACAACGTGTACGTTCCTATCAAATTCAGTAAACGCTGCACCTTCTTTAATATCCCAATCCCCCTCCAAGAGTTGTCTTCTTTGTTGTTCAGGAAGGGAAAGTAGCATTGCTTCATAGTCTCCACTTTCTGCGAGGTATGGATTGTCAGATAATCTTGCAGGAATAAATCTCCTTTTGAATAAAGATTTCCCAGCTCTTCTGTGTCCTGCTGGGTATTTAAGAACTTCTCCTGTTTCAATGTCTGTTGCATCAAATGCCTTTCCATAAGGTGCTTGGTCTATAAACATTTTTTTAACCCAATGATGTCCTACACCTCCGGGGTTTGTTGTTGCTCTCATAAATATAGGTAAATCAGATGCTGTAGAACGTAAACGAGAACGCATATAGTTCCAAGCAAAAGGAGTTGCCCATTGTGTTAATTCATCAAAACCTATCCAACTAAAAGCCAAACCTTGATAACGCATAACATCTTCATCTCTATCAAGATATGACATCCACAGTCTTGCACCTGATGGTGCTACCCACTGCATTTTTCTTTCATACCACTTTATACCCTTCCATACTTTTGGATATAACTCTTGAGATTTAAATATAAGTTCTCTTAATTCTTCTGTAGTATGTCGTAAGAGTAATCCACTAAATTGTGAATGACCCATATATCTTAAAGGGTCTGCTAACATGGCAAAAGACTTGCCACCACCTGCACTTCCCCCATATAAAACTTCTCTTTCAGATGCAGCAAGAAACTCTGTTTGAGGACCTTTATTAGGTTGAAAAACTATATTTCTTTCTTCTTCAATAGGTTTTTCTACTTCATCTAATAATGTATTATCTACTTTAAGACGTTGCTCCTGTTCTACTTTCTTCGATTTCTTTCGCCTTGGAGATCGCCTTTTCTGCATACTCTGCCCACTTGCGTAGGCTTCTAGCTTTGTTCTTACGTTTTTGCTCATCCTGTAATCTTTTACGTAATCCTACATGAGAAATATATCTACCTGTTTGTTTTGTCAGCCAATTAGCTACTTCTCTGTATGAATATTGTTTAATATATTTTCTTGCTAACTCTAATTTATCTAATTCATTTTGAACAGGATTTAATAAATTAGGGTCTTCATTATTTTTTATGTAACCAAAAGGTATAGTTCGTGCAATTCTTGGAATAGAAATCCATTCATTGTCTTCTTTAATATCTGTTGGTTGTGGTAACTCCCACTTACCTGCACTTCTAGTCGTCATCTTCTTCAATAGGTTTTTTTGTTGGCATAAGCATAACACCACCTGATGCTTCTACTTGTACCTTCTCTGTTTTTATCAAACCTGTTCTATCTAATAATTCTTTAGCTGCATTCATTTTATCTCGTATGCCAAGTTCTGTAGGGTCTACTACACCACCTACCATTGCCATTGCAGCAAGAGGTGCATTACTTGCCATGTATAGTTGTGTAGCTTCTAATATTTCTTCTTTTAGTGCTTTAATTATTTCTTGATTATTTGTATTAGGAGAATACCCCGCAATAATTTTAGCATCTTTTATGCTACCATTTGCTTCTGCAAATAAAGCATCTATAAATTTTTGTTGTCTTTCTGTTAGTTTTCTAGCCATGTTTTATAAACTTTCTTTCTCTAGGTTTAAAAAATTCTTTTAAGTTGTATATATGTTTTTTTCTTTGTTTTTGTTTTACTAACTCAAGCCGACTGCTTTCATTCGAGATATAAGTCTGTCTGCTCTGTTTGTTACTTGTTTGTACCATCTTGAATCCTGCATTTGATTTCCAGCTTCAATCCAATCACCATCTCTAATAGCCTGTATCATTTTCTTAAATTTAGACAATCTAGGTCTACCCATATTAAACATCATGTTAGCTGTAATTAATTGTACTTCTTGAGGTAATTTATCCCAATCATCAAATAATCTTTTACACTCACCTATTGTAACATTTATGTCTTGCTCAAAAACTTCGTTAACCCTAATTTCATCCACCACTGTTCCCACTGGTTTCTTGTATTCTTCATCTCCTTGTACAATGAGATGTCCGATGCCAAACGTAGGTAAGCCAAGGTGGTCCAAATATATTTCGTATTTACATCCTTCATCTATTTTTAATTCCTCTCTTAGTCTATCTATAAAATCCATTAGTTTAATTTTTTTAACCTTTCATTTTCTTTTAGTAGTATGTAATAGGCTTTTGTCAATTCTTTATTGTCTTCTTTTAATATGTATATAGTCTGTTGTGCAGCTAGAAGTTCTCTTCTTATTGTTTCTTCAAATGTATCTTCGTGGTTATCCCACCCATTAGCTTCAATCACTTCTTACCACCTAAAGCACTAAAACCAAAATATGCTCCCACAAGACCACACATCGATATATACTGTGTCATAAGGATACTTTCTGCTTCTGCAAGTCTGTTTGGAAAAGCTAGGGTTAATATAGTTGTAATACCCATGAGAATAATTAAAACCCATGCCATTCTCCTTTTATTTACTTGATATGCTATCTTATCAGGAATTAAGTCATTTGTACTGCATTTGCAGTTTTCTTTTCCACATGCACAAGTCATTTATTTTATTCCTTAAATTTCATTAGTATTTAAATATTTTTCTTTTTCTAAACAATATATTGTCTTAACTGTATGGGCAGTAGGATAAACATACATGCCATATTCTTTTAATGCTTTTAAATTATTATCTACATGTTTAGTGCAATCTTTAATAGTTTTAAAATATAGAGGTTTTCCATGTAAATGTGTAATTTCTACTGAATCATTTGAAGGTGTATTTATAGGGTCTGCCCACCACATAACGATAGCAATTATAAAAACTTTAGTCACTTATTTTTTCTTATTTATCATTTGTAATCCTTGTTTTCCAAATCTATAACCAAAACTAGAACCTATAATAATATATAACATATTAGAGAACCAATTTGGTGTAGACTCTTGTAGAAATACAAACCCATCTTTTACATATGGTTGTGTCCAAGGCAAGAAACAACATATTAATATTGCTCCAAAAATAAGTGACCAAAATTCATCTTTCCAGCTTTCACCCATCTGACTTGTTAATGATTGCTCATTAAGCATACTTGATGTAGCTTCTGTTTCATAAACTTTAGCTTCAGCTTTAGCACGAGCAACTTTAACTTCTGTCTCAGCTTTTGCTTTACTTACTTTACCCTCTAGCCATGTACCTGCTAGGGATGCTATAGGACTTATTAATGCTTGAAACATATTACTCCTTTTTAATTGGTATCTTACAATTTTCTTCAGATGCTGTTAAGTTCTGACCTTTTTTATTAATCCAAATGTAACTCCAAGTTTGTTCATTACATTTTTTACCTAACATAGATACCTGTGGATTATTTAAAGGTTCGGGTAAATATGAACACGATACTAATAAAGGTATAATAAAAAATAATCTTACCATTTTACTTTGTCTGCCCAATATGCTGCTGACATTTTACCTTTTTTAATATTTTTAGAATGCCTAGCTTTAAATGATTTTCTTTTCTTTTTCATTCTTTCAGACTCTCCTGCTTTAGGTTTACCTGCAGTTTTAGCACCTTGTTGACCAAAGCGAATTATTTTTTCCTTACCACCCTCACATGCTTTTACTATATGTGACTTAGTAGGGTGGTTAGGAGTTCGCCTTGGTTTATTACAAGGCATTTTTGCTTTATCAACTTTAGCTGCCATACTTAACCTTGAAAGAATATGTGATAAACTAACAAACCTATAATAAGTAATTTACCATAGTCTAAATCAAATTTAGTTCCCTCACCAAATCTTTTATTCCATACATCTAATTTAATTTTATTCCAATCAATCATGTTGGTTCTCCTGTTCCTGTAGGGCTACCTATATAAACACAAGTGCTGTACCCATTTAAATATTGAGGGTCTTGTATTATTTTATTCCTTGCATTTTCTATGTATCCATAGCAAGTTTCTCTTGATGAAAATGGAAAATTAACCATCGGAAAATTTACCCATGTAGCACTTTCACCCAATGCCCATAATATTGTTATTACTGGTATCCACATTTTTTAATCACCTTTCTTAGGTATGCAATAAACCTTGAGAAAGATTTTGTCTCCTGCTTGTCTTTGGTGTAA